GGTCATCCGGCCAATCCGCCGCCCATAGCTGCGCAAGGTCGATATACGCCTGCACCGTCGCATCCGCCACCGCCGCGAATGACGGTTTCAGAACCTTGAACCGGGCCGGAGTGATCGCGGTGCAGGCCATGCCTTATTCCTCGACCGGCAACATGGCTTTCAGGCGGGCAATCCCCCAGCGGCCATCGTATTCGATCCCTGCGGCGTCAAGCCGCGCCATGATCGCATCGCGGTCGGTTGGCGTAACCGCATCGGATGACGTCAGAACAGCTTCTTCAAGCTCGCCCTTGCGATACTGCACCTCGATCTGCATTCGCCGCAGCGTGTCAGCATCCGGCGTGATCGTCACCGACCCTTGGAACGGCACCACATGCAAAACGCCCGCATCATCACGGGCGCCAAAAGCCGCAAGGCTCCGATTGGTGAAAGTGACCTGCATCCTATCCCCCTTGTGGTGCGACGGGGGCCTTTCAGCCCCCGCCCATATCATCACACGCCCGAAATGCCGTCCAGATAGTAGGCAGTCGTCGGCGCCAGCATTTCCACGCCACCCGTGCGGAAGATACCCGGGATGACGAAGTTCGCCCATCCGTCCTGCATGACCGGCAGGAACTGGTGCGGCATCGGCAGATGCAGCTTCACCATCGACGGATCGTCGTAGTAGGCCACCATGCGGCCAGTCCCAGCGACAGGGCTGGTGGTCGCAGCGGTATTCAGTTCGCGGAGGCTGCCGATCATCAGCGGACGCCCGGTCTTGAGCGTGTAGAGGTTGTTCCGCTGGATGAACGACAGGATCGTATCCATCGAGTTGGTGGACGAATACGGCGTGCCGGCGATGTAGAGATAGGCACGCTCGGGCAGCAGCACCTTGTTCGCCAGAACCGAACCGAACGTCGCGGCGTCCACACCTGCCAGAGCCTGGTTGAAGTCGCGCACGATCTGCTCCGGCGTCTTGGTGCCTACGCCAGCCGCCGTCACCCACGTCCGCGCAGAACTGGTGCCGTCAGCCGTCGCCGCCACAGCCGGAACCCCGGTGTAGTTGGTCAGGCCCTGCATACCCTTTTCGGCTTGGCCGAACATCACCGTGTCCCACATGAATTTCTGATAGGTCATGCGGGCGGCTTCAGCGCGGCGGGCTTGCAGAGTGCCACCGACCATGTTCAGGGCGGTATTGACCTCCTCGATATTCCACTGATAGCCGATGCCGGCGAGGTGGAACGATTTCAGCTGCATTTCCTGCGACACATCGGCGAACGGCATATCCTTCGCATAGCCGCTGACGAACTTCGCAGCGCCCGACCAGTCGGACGTATAGGTCATGACGCCCGGCGCCCACGGGTTGCCGGTGGTTTCAACGAAAACCCATTCGTTGAACATCCATTGCGGATAGGGCCGCGCGATGACCTGCGCATTGACGCGGTAGGCTTGGCCCTGCACAAAAGCCAGAGCGGCGGCGTCTCGGGTGGTAAGAACCGTCTGGTTCATGGTGAAGCTCCATCTAAGGGCAGGGCGCGCAATCCAGCGGGCCGAAGGAAAGCCGGGGCCATCACGCCCCGGCGGTTATCACGATGCCGTGGTGGACGGGTTGGGCAGACGAACGCGCAGCGGCACAACGGCATCAGCCGCGCCAGCTTCATCGAACGTGCAGCCCGGAATGGTCAACACGGTCGCCGAAGCATTCGCATCCGTCCACTTGCCAGTGGACAGGTTAAAGCGCGCCTGCGCACCGGCCACCACGCTATCGCCCACGACAACGCCAATCACGCCAGCGGTGCAGATCGCCACGTTGTCATACTGCGCGTAGCTGTCGCCCGTGTGCGGCAGAACTTGCGATGCCTCGGTGATGCCCAGCACGATTTCAGACGCAGCCGTCACGATGGTGCAGGTATGCGCGCCGGAACCGGCCTTGACCGGAACGCCGAACGCCAGAGTGCCAGCGCCTTCCTTGGTGCGGGTGATCCCGTTCCACTCTTCGGCGTTGACGCGCCGCCCGTTCATGTAGGCAACGGGGGCCTCTTTGAAGGTAAACAGTGCCATTGCGGCCTCCATTCAGGACAGGCGGCGCCATCGCGGCGCCGTGGTTCAGTTCTTCGCGTAGCGGTGCGCGTTCAGGTTGGTGATGCTGTCGGCCAGCGCCTTTTGATAGGCGGCGGCGTCACCCACGGCAGCCGGACGAGAGGCCAGCGCACCAGCAACGGCGCCGGTCTCGGCAGCATCTTCCGCCAGCATGTCGAACCGCGCGTCGATGTATGCTTCCGGCTTGGTCGCCATGGCATCGCCGAACTTGGCGACCACAACCGCCTTGCGGATCGCCGCATCCGACAGGCCAGCCGTCTTGACCTCCGGCGCGATGCGCTTGACCGCGTCCAGCAGATCGGCGCGGGCCGCAACCGCTTTATCCAGCGCATCGCCGGTCAGCACCTTGGCTTTCAGCCCGTCGATCTCGGCATCCTTCTTGGCCAGTTCCGCATCCTTGGCCGCAAGCGCAGCTTGATGTGCGGCCTCGGCATCGGCCAGCTTCTTGGCAGCGTCCGCCTTGAACGCCTCGATTGCAGCAACGTCACCCACGGCGACTTGCACGGCCTTGTCGCCAAGGACGATAGTTTTCAGAGCATCGGACATATCGTCCCCCTTTGCTTTGCCGTCACCGATGCGGGCATCTGCCCCTGCCCGCGCGGCGGTGACTACCGCGAGGTGGTTCATGCGCAACCCGCGCTGGATTGCGTCGTATTGCTGGCCATCCGGCGTCGTGCCGGATGTGGCGTCCAGGGTGCAGGTATATCCCATGGACAATTGGCGCTTGCCGCCCTCAACCTCGCGGATCGCAGCGGCATCCATCAGCACCATTGGCACCCGGATCCAGTCGCCATCGCGCGCGACTTCACCGCCCGTTTGCCCGACCGACACATCACGCCAGTTGTCAGCCGTAACCGCCTCGCTCGGGTGATCATTGGTCACAGGCCTATAGGCATAGGACCGCATCGCGGCATCTGCGAACACTTCATCATCAGGCCGATAGACGCGCACGGTCGCCTTGTCGCGCAATCCAAGCGATCCATCAGGATCAACCTCAAAGCCCGCATAGGTCTGAATGCCAGTGCGCGCAACGCGGGCATCTGCGACCAAATACCCGTCCGCAGTGCGCCGGGTTCCGCTGATTTCCACCGCGTCATGCAGGACGGTCATTCGTCGCCTCACAGATATTCAGGCGCGATTGTATCGCAAGCGGCAAGCATTGTCACCCCCCACTGCGAATAGTCAGCCGAACCGCCGCCGAAACCCTCGACACGACTTCCGCGCGGTTCTTTTCGGTAGCAGGTCGCATGAATGGACGCGCCGCCATCTTGGACGTGCCATTTTCCAGATACACAGCATAAGGCGCGCTTGGGCCGCCTGCCTCGACATGCACGGTCGGCACATCGGCTGACGCGACAATCCGCGTCTCGATAGACCGCCGCAGCGCGCCGGTATCCTCATTCGGCGGATCACCTGGCCGCGATGGAATGTGCCCAGCACCAGACACGGCGCCATCGGTAATGGACTTCTCTGCATCCGCTTCGATCAATTGGCCAGCGGCATACAGTTCGCGCGTGATCGTCTTTGCCACGTCCTGCGCGCTTTTCAGCCTGCCAATATGCGCCTTCATGCTCATTCGGCCAACTCCATCTTGCCTATGCTGGTGCAGCCGCAGAACGGTGCATATCCAGGCGGATCATTCCGCATGACTTCGCTATCCCAGCGGAAAAACTTGCCGTCCCTTGCCTTGTGTTCGGGCCGAAAGTTCCGCTTGTGCGAATGCCGCCATTCGATACCATCGAACCCCAATTGCCGCAGCCTGTCACGATCCAGCGCCGATACGATCTTGTTCGTCTGATCCATGGCGATCCGCAGCGACCGCGCGCGCGCAAGGCCGGTCGCCTCGCGTATCTGCTTCGCCACATCGCGCGTTGGCGTCTGGTTGGTCAGGCCGCGATAGACAATATCCGCAATACGCCCGCGCGTCTGGTCCGATACATCCGCCACCAACGCCACATTCCGCTGAATGATCGCCTCGACCGTCAGCGACACATCCTGTTCCGTCAGCATATCGGACAAGTCAACGCTGCTGGCGTATTTCAGATTGGCCACGATCTTGCGCGTGTGCCACTGGACAGCGGAATAGGCCCATTGGCTGAATAGCTGTTGCCAGAACGAGGCTTCGCCGTCGATCTCTCCGACAATCGCCTCGATAATAACCGCCAGCCAATCGGCATCGCGCGTCATGCCGTCATTCACCTGCGACGTGATCCGGTCCAGTTCAAGCGCGTATCCATCCGTCACCCGCGACACGCGCGATTGCCACGCGCGCACCATCCGCAGATAGATCGCGGCAAGGTCGCGCTCCATGGATTGCGTCGGCTCGATTGGCCGCAAGCGCAGCACCCGCAAGCGCGGGTTACGAGCCTTGACCATCTGGCGCAGCGGGATTTTCATTCCTGACCAGCGCCGCCCTCAGCCGTATCATCCCCAGGAACGTCCACATCCTCAGGCTCATCCGGCACGTCATCATCTTCCGGCGCATCCTCGATAGCCTGTTGCAGGCCAGGCCAGCGCCCGCTTTCGATCATGCGGTTCTGCACCGCCGTTTCCAGCGCCGAGACCGGCACCAGCGCATCGCGCGCATAGATCGCCGCCGTTTCGGCTTCCATCTTGTCGATCTCGGCAAGCTGCTTGGCATCCATCTGCCAAAGCGGGCGCCACTGATACCACAGGTCAGGATCGCGCGACCCAAGCGCAGAGCGGATCAGGATTTCATCAAGCGGCGCAATCGCAGGCTCAATGTCCAGTTTCTGCCGCGCGGCAACCTGATC